AAGTCCACCCATGTTTACCGCTTCCTGCCTACGAGCGGCTTTAGCAGCCTCGCGGTTCTGGATTTCAGCAGCAATAGCGGCATTGCCACCAACTCGACCAGACGCGACTGATGCCTCCCTAGCTTGTTGCTCGGCCATGCGCTGCTCCTCTGGCGAAAGTGTTCCTCGACGAGCAAGCGCCTCTTGCGCCATAATGCCAAACCCCTCGGTATATGGTTGGGCGGCAGCTTGAAACTCACTCTCAAGACCCTGTGCGCGTTCTGCCGCTTGGCGTTGAAGTTCTACGGCACGGGCTTGTTCTGGAGACAAAGCCTCCATAAGACCGCGAGTAAGCCCTGCTTGGCCAGTCATCGCGCCAAGTTCGGAGGCGCGGGATGCTGTCATTTGCCGTTGAGCCTCTTCCGTTGCTCTGCGGCTAAGACCAAACAATCCCTCTTGACCACCAACACCTTCAAGGAAATTGGATATGTCTTGAAGATTGAGTGCTTGAAACTGCGGTCGGTATTGTTGTTCAAATGCAAGCACTTGAGGCAAGGATCTACCATAAGCTTGAACAAATTTTTCAATATCTTGTTGCTGATTTGCAACCGGAGCCCGTACAGCTTTAGGTTTACTTCCCATGATCTTATCTTATTTGAGTTTTGAGTAAAATTGTTGCATCTTGTGTACCCTCACCCTAGGTGAATTCTTAAAATCACGCTGGAAGGCGATGTATTCAAAGTCGTCGCGGAATTTTCTGAGAGCTTTTCGCATATTGCCAGAGTGCATGGTGACAAAGAGTGTGTTGGAATGGTGAATTTCACAGGCTTGCTCTGGGGAGTCGGCTTGTGAAAAGAAACATAGCGCAAAACTATCAGCATCAGAAACAACAACACCAAAGCACAGATGCCAATAGAGAAGTTTGTTGAAGTCAATTCCATCGCGTTCATATATTTCTAATACTTGCTTTAGCGGTTGGTTCATCCAATAAATGTTGCGCTTATATTTGTTTCGTCAACATTTGCATTAACAGCAAGATTAGTAAGGGTAAATCTGTAAGCGGAAGCTGATCTTCCGCTTGGAATTTCAACTATTCCAATTCCATTTAATCCACCACTTCGAGCCAATGAAACTGAATAATTCGCATTTGGAAGTGGTGTGGTAAAATTCACAGTGTAATCACCAACTGCGTTTTTTGTTACGCTTGTTACATTACCGCTAGCATTTATAGTTGGAGGAGATGTAGTCCCATTAAAAAAAACCCAAGCCCTAACTCCATAAATTGGAGCAGCTCCAGTTTGTGCACCATTAAGTTTCTGGGCTGTTATATTAGAATCTGCAATCTTTGCCGTGGTAACATTGGAATCAGCAATCTTTGCCGTGGTAACATTGGAGTCTGTAATGGCGGCAGTGACTACAGAGTTACTTGCCATTTCGTTAGATGTAATGCCAGCAGCGCGAACCTTTAGTTTACCAGACGCAACTTCAAGCGTAGTGCCAATAATGGCATTAGATGTCATCGTTGTCTGGTCGATGATGTTGTTCATCTTCGCGCTAGTGATCGTGTCAGTAGCCGTAAATGTGTATGTGGTGTCAACTGCGCCCATAGCGGTTATTTCTGTGAGATGATTTGTCTGTTGGTGACGGAACCAGCGACTTTAATGGAGTTTACCTTGGGGGAACCTATGGTTCTTGTCAAGATCATCGTGCCCGTATAACCGCGAATGCCACCAAGTCGGCAACGGATACCTGCGGTTTCTGCTTCACCAGCAGAACTAGGTGCTAGAATCTCGCCACCAAGAAACTGGGTAGTAGTTCCAATAAGTTGTGCGCTATCTGGGTCTTCAGCGGCAAATGATATGCTGTATTCACCTTGTTCTCCAGCAAGGTTCTGCATAACAACTTGTGCATCGGTAAATCTTTTGCGCTCCATCGTGCCAAGATCGTAGCCCCTAGTCGTTAACGAAGCGTTAATCGTTGGAGTCACCACCAAGTTAGCGGTATTTGACACACTTAAGCGGTCAATAGATGTATCTGCCGCCTCAAGTTGGTGTAAACCACCATTGGCAGTTACTGCATAGATATTGTCGCGCACTCCTGCGCTTCCGATGACGAAATTATCGATCAAGAACCGCGAATCACCAAAGGTATCCAGCGACTCCCAGCCTTTATTTAGGAAGTTAAACACTAGAATAGCATTGTTTCCACGCGCATCGTTAGCACCTGCCACGGAATCTAGCGGGACAGCAAGGTAGTAGCGGTTATCAAACAGCACACCTACTGCCCTGTCAGCGTAATCCTTGTTGATTCGGTCGATGTATGGCTGAATGCTCTTGGAAATTGGCTCCTCGGCCCCACGAAGGTTGTAATCGTTGAGGAACTCGACGGCATAGACACCATCGTCAGACAAGAACATAATAAGGTTGCCACGTGAGACAACGGTTCTTCTAGCCAAACATCCAACTTCGGAGGTTAATTCAGTGACCTTTGTGTCCAGAAGGCTTCCAACCGTCCCAGAAATAAGGTGTAAGCTATTGCGGTTAAGCACGATTAGCGCATCGTCATAGAACCCGTGCATTCCCACCACATAATCGGCAGTACCACCACTGATGCGGAACTGGTTTTCAATCTGGTCGAAGGTCGTAGTATCCAGAATGTCGGAAACCGCGATCTCGTCGGTAATTTTGGTGCTAGTGTAGACTGGTGCGTTGTACGGTCCAGACTGGTTGTAGTAGTGCGGAACCCACAATCTACGCTGGAAATAAACCCCCCAAGGCGCACCGGGTTGGTGCATGAACCCACCACCCACGCTGAACCTGCCACCGAACTCAAAGGCATCCGTATCAGATCCGCTATAATCACCCACGGGCGCGTACCATTTAATTTCTGTCGTTGTTGCTGATGTCACATAATACTCATTGCCAACCATTCCAGAAAGCTCTGGAGTAACACACTCACGAACCACTATAACATCTCCAGCACGAATGGTGACATTGCCAGTAACGGTGGCAGTAACTAGACCAGAAACCACATCGACATCCTTTGCTTGGATGTTAAAGGTTTGTGGTTGGGTGTACGTACCACCGGGCGACAAGGTAAACCCATCTGTTACGGTAGCACCGGAAACGTCAAATGTTTGTGTTTGGCTAGTCGTAAAAGTGTACGTGAAAGTGTCTTGGTCGGTCACAGAAACAACCGTGAATGTGCCATTGGCAGGCGTACCACCAGTCAGGCCATCAACGGTAATCTGCGCTCCAGCAAACAACCCGTGGTCCTTGACGCTCATCGTCACAGTCGTGGTTCCAGACTGCGAGGCAGACAAAACAGGACGACCATTAGGGAACCATTCAAATGCTTGCTGCCCATCACGGAAAAGCATCACCTTATCGAACACCTGTATCATGTCGGTGTCGGCTCCTAGGGCTTGGCCGGGAGGGTAGGGGATATTTGTGACGCTGTAGTCCGCTAGGTCAATCTTCTTAGCCACCGTATCCAAGGCAATGATAACATATTCCTTGTTGCCCGTATTGGGATCGCTGAACAGGCAGGATGCTCGGACATTGGCGTTGGCTGCATCGTTAACAATTAATTGTGAGATTCTAGGGTATGTTCCAATGGCTACTCCAGTTACTCCAGATACAGGAAATGTAAGAGTATTTGCGTCAACAACCGTTAATAATCTTACCCCGTTGTAATCCGTTCCAGTAAATGTAACATCACTAATTGAACCATTGGCTGTATCACCAATGGTAAAACCATGTCCAGTTACCGTTAATGTCACTAAATCTGACGAATAAGAAACGGCACTAATTGTTTTTGATAAATCCGTTGCCCTAGCCGTAGACCTAGTGTAAGGACCAATACCACCAACCAATTGGTAAGTAAATTGATTTGAAGCCGTTACGGTAACTTGAAATACGCCATTTGGATTAGTTCCAGATGTGAAATTAATTCCTTTTATCGCAACAAGGTCCCCGGTTGAAAACCCGTGATTTACTGATGTTTGTACCGTTACAGTAGTGCCAGAAATTGTTGGATTGACACTAATGTTCCTTTCAACCGCCATTAGAAAAAACGGCAACTGCAATGGAGTCCCGCCAGTAGTAAACGCACTGGTCTTCTCCACGATCCCCTTACGAGGACGCCAGAAACCTTCCATGCGTCCATTCAAGGACTCTCTTACCTCACCAGGCTGCAACTGGTTAAGCTGCAACCTCTGATTCACGGAAACAAAACCACGATCGCCATCCTCTCCGATCGCATCATCCATCGCACTACGGCTCTGGGCAAACTGCGACATTATTCAAAGTAGGCAATAACAACGCCAGAAGTCACCGCAACCGACGAGAATCGGCCACCAATACCCAAGCCAGCAGGAAGGGTAATCGACTGCAAACGGGTCGGGTTAGCAACATTCCCAGACGCACTAGCAACCGTACTCAACACCGCGTCATTCACAACTTGAATCCAACGAATGTTACCAGAATAGCTATGGCCAGCACCCAATACGGTACTGCCGTTCTGTCCTTGGAGATCGTATGCAACAGGGGTAGACATAAATAATTAAAGGTACACCCCCACACACCGTGGAAGTTCAACCACAATCTACACAAATTCATACCCCATGTCAACAACATCGTTAAGCATTACGCTAACCGCCGTATCCACCATCATAGCTATCATCAAACTGCTAACGCTAATACCCGCCCTTTAGCCATTTTTTGTGGGGCTAGTTGACCGCTACAGATGTAAAAATATTTCAGCGACGTGACCCCCTCCCCCCGTGTTCGATTGAGCAGTGTTCGATTGAGCAGTGCCGGCATCATTAGCGCGCTGGTAAGGATTTACGCTTGAATCATTAGTGCCTGGCTAATCATTAGTCGCTGGCCATGGATTGCGTGCTAAATCCTTAGCGGCGTACTACACAATAGGTTGATGTTCGCTTGAATAGTGGGCAGGTGAGCACTAGGGATTGCGCTTTACCTTAACGCAAGTTAGTTGCAATAAGAAGAAAGTGCTTGACGACTTATCCACATCGTGCCTAGGATACCGCCGTAGGCAAGAGGGTGTATAGCTTTGCTTTAAACCATCACCCGAATAAGTTAGCTTTGCAATACGCAACAAGTAATCCCTTCGCGCATTGGGTTTTTTACTTGAATGAGTGGAATGGATTCCCTAGTGGTTCCTAGTGGTTCCATGGCCTTTCAATCCTTCCCTTGCCTTGTTCCTCTCCACTCTCGTTTTTCCTTCATTCACGCTCCAAGGGGATTGATCTTTGACGCTTCGAGTGATTGCTTGCATTGCTTTCCCTTTCCGCTTGTGGGGGAAATTTGATCGTGGATTGCGATTTCTCTTGTGGCTTGTGATTGCGTGAAATGCCTTGTTTTTGAGGGTTTGCTAGCATGTCGAGCTTTAAATTGCATATTGTGAAAATTCTTTTTTGAGTTATGCGCAAAAAGTTATCGACAAATTGGGTTCATGTTCTATGTTGAATCCGTTGCCAGCAAACAAGGCACACCAAACAAACCACAACGATACAAAATGAAACATTCAGTAGAAATAACAAAAGAAGCGGCGATGTTGCTCATTGGCAATGACGAAAAAAGCTGGCATGACTTCAAGCAATCGGAGCTTTACGAAAAAACCATTTACAAAGCCAACGGTGTTTTTATCGCCGCATTTCACAATCACGCCTCCAACGTCACGCAGTACTTTGTTCAGGACATCAACGCATAACCAAACCAAACCAACGATATGACAACGAACAAACTCCGCAGACATTTCATCGACTCCTTGCAAGAGGGACTCGCAAGCGTCTCCGATGCTCACTTTTCACGCTTGGCGCGCGCAGTGGCATATTTGAATCGCCGTATGGAAAGGGGGGAAGCATGACTCCACTTGAAGCACTACGGCATCACGTCACGGGCGCGATTGAGCGCGGGGAAGCGCAAGCTCCTCTCCCCTTTT